ACAACTGTATTCTGTCTTAAAAATTCACTAAATTGATTTCTAAATTCTCTATCTTCACCAGGTTGTAATGTCATATCATCATAATTAGCATCCATTATCAACTTGTGTTTGATTGTTACTTGTTTCTTTTCTTTTTGTATTCTACGAACAAAGGCATAGAAAATAATTTGAGTAAAATAAGCAAATGGGTTGTTTGATTTTTCTGGATCAAAGTTATTTAAGTATTGTAAACAGTTCTCAATACCATCACTTATCATATCATCTCTAAAGGTATAATTAATAAAATTAGGTCTATAACTTAAATGATTCGCAATCTTTAAAAAGCATCCACCAATATAATCTGTTACAGGTGGGTTAGGTTGTTTCTCACGCTTTGCCTTTCTACAAAGTTTTTTATATTCCTTCATCGCTTCTAAAAACTCTTTATTATCTACGTAATGTTCAGTTTTCTTTTTAGTTTTCATAATCTCTTTAATATACTATACTTTGTAAAAAAAGTCAATGGTCATTGATAAGTTCAACAACAACTGCTTCTGCTTTTCCATAATCTTCATAATCATTATTATAGTGTTTCCAAATTCTGTTTTCAAGTTGTTTAGGAGTGCCTTTAAAGGGGTAAGTATGTTCACAATATTTCTTCCAATTATCACTATTATAAGTTACTTTAATAATCCACTCACTTTTTTTCATACAGCATTGACTTTTAGGAAAATTTATGTATAATAGGCGTGTAGCCGTTTGATAAGGATAATACCAGGTACTTAGTGTACCGTCTTTTTAACATCTCTAAAACTATCAAATATTTCATTATATTCTTCTTCAGCATCTTCATCAAGTCTTTCTTGTTCATACTTTTCTGGCTCTTGTTTGGGAGCATCTAACTTTTCATACCCTTTGGCAATTTGATGATAACTTCTACTCATCTCATCTGTGGCGTTTGTTATCGTTAAAATTTTATCTTTAGGAATAGTAACAATTGGATCGTGTGTAAATCCATTCCATTTTATTAAAGCAATATAGTCTTTTAATCCACCTTTAGTAAACTGTGGTACATATTTAATTTGTAAAGGTTTAACTAATCTAATATATGGAGATTTGTCTTGTAATTGTTCTATAGGAAATGCTGTGACAATATCGTCACCGTTAACCAGTTTAACAATCTTAATTTGTTTAACTATTTTAATGTTTATTTCTGGCATTGTTTAACTCCACATTGTGGATTTCATAATTAAAATCTTCTTCATTGTAAATATTTATTCTTTCTCTAAAGTGTGCCAACGTGTAATTCTCCTTTTCATTGTATGAAATATCATCTGCTATATCATATAAAGTAGCAGCTGAATTATTATCTTTTAAACGAAGACCCCTACCAATAGACTGAAGATTCCTGATACGACTTTTAGAAGGAGAAGCGAAAACAATGTTGTGTAAATTCCTAATATTAACGCCAGTGGAAAAGACGCCATAACTAGCAATAATGATAGCGTTATCGGACTTCTCCGTAATCGCTCTAATATCTTCTCTAACTTCGGCATCTACACCTCCGTGTACGTAAAACACTTTTTTGTCTTGTGCTTTTTCTTCGATTAAATCTTTAAGAATCTCACCGTGTTTTTCAACATATTGAAATAAACATAAAGAATTGCCTTGTAAAGAAAGACATAGATTCCTAATATATTTATTTCTTTTTTCGTTAGAAACGATATAATCCATTTCTTCTTGGTATGATTTGTCTTTTAAAAAATGCCTAGCAGTTTGATCGTGTTCTAATATTAAACACATAATCTTTAAATCAGCTAATTGTTTTCTTTCTTGTAATTCACTTGTTGATACAACTTTATTTACTGTACCAAACAAACCTTCTAATACTAATTTGTGTGTTTTAGTACCATCTAAAGTACCTGTCAAACCAACTCTATATTTACATTTAGTTAGTTTAGTCATAATTTTAGTTAATGAAACGGCTTTAAATAAATGTGCCTCATCACCTAATATCATACCAAACTGTTCAAACCATTTCTTTGGTTGATTGTAAATAGATTGCCAAGTAGATATGATTACTCTTTTGTTTGTATCTTTATCGTGTCCAGAATATATTTTATGTACGTTTCGTGTACTATTATAACCGTAATCGGCAAAATCTTTAAACAACTGTTCTACTAATGATGTTGTTGGTACTATAATTAATATCTTATCTTGTTTAGTATCTTTTAATCTAAGTAAATTAAATATAAGAATTAAGTATATAATAAGTGATTTACCTGAAGCCGTTGGCGATACTAATAAACATCTATTCTTTTTTATAGAGTGAACAAATGCCTCTCTTTGATAATCTCTTACTTCAATATTTGGTATTTTAAGTGCTTTAATAAACTTATCTACTTTATCATCTGATATTTCTACGTCTTTTATTTTAGTGCCATCTACAATTTGTACTGAATTTTTTTGACACCAATCAACAATGTATGGATATAATCCTGTGTAGATTTGACCTGTAGCATATGAAAATAATCTTATTTTGCCATCCCAAACTCGATTACGATATTGAGGCATAAACTTGAAACCTGGTACTTCAAATGTAAAGTATTCGCCAAGTTCTCTACGAATATCAGCATCTGCCTCTATTTTTAGGTAAACTTCGTCTTTTTTATCTATGATTAAGTATCTTGTTGTTGTCATACAAATTAAACAAATGGCTTGCCAACAATCCAACCTACTAATACTTTTCTTGTGCCAGATATTACAGGATGTACTTTATGCCAAAGAAAAGAAGGAAATACAATAATAGTTCCTTTTTTAAATACTTTTTTAAATCTAAAACTTTTGTTTTTATAACTAGTTGGATGAGGAACACCTATCTCAAAATCTCCACCTGTGTAATCATCATTTAAACAGATAGTAAAACTTAACTTTCGAATATAGCCATTTTCATAAGGTTTATTGTGACTATCAATATGCCAATCATAATGATCTCTTGGATTGTAAACGGTAAACTGTAAAGGCTCAAATTCTGTTAATTTAAAATTCCAACCTGTTTTTTCGTTTGCTTCATTAACTACCAAAGTGATAGCTTTTTCTAAATTATCTTTTTCTAACCATGATACTTTAGACTTACGATTTAACTGATCGCCGTCTTGTATCTTTGCTAATGTTAAATCTTTTTCTTCACCTGAATCAATTACTTCTTTACAAAATTCTTCAGGAAAAGCGATTTCTTTAATATAGTGTAGTGTTGTTAAAAACATTATATAGCTCCACTTGTAAATTTTCTCCAATCAATAGCGTCTTTAATTAAAAATCCTCTATTACTTATCTGTCTAATAGTTCTATCTAAAAAGTCAACGGTTGTTTGTAAATAGTCAACCTTTTGTTTTTGTTTTTGTAGTTCTTCATCACTATCTAAGTATTTGTCAATATCTGTTTTAAGTATTTTTAAATCAAAAGGTTTAAGAGCATACACTTCAGCAGGTGCTTTACCTGTATAGTATTCCCACTTTTCTTTTTTTAAAATGTTATATTCTGTTTCTGCTCGACTTAACATTAACTTAAATTTAGTTAAGTATTTCATAAACTTATTGTGTAGTTGAGGTGTTTTAAGAGCTTCTAAATCTAGCTCGGTATCATTTATCTTTAGGTCTTTATCGACCAATTCTTGTAGTTCTTCTAGGTTCATAATATCTCCATTATATCACAAAACCTTTATTTTGTAAAGGTTTTAAGATGTTGTTACTGTAGTTGTTGAAGCACCTACAGTGGCAAAGTCATAAATTAAATATCTAAAATCAACAGTGGCAGTTAAATAATCTACGTCAGCTGCTTGTTGATTGTAGTTCAATCCTGAAAGTGAAACAGGAAATACATCTCTAAATCTTATTTCTGTAACAGGATTATTTTTACTTGTTAATATTGATAATGTGGCATCTGAAAATACAGGTCCTTGATCTGTAGTTCCGTATTTTGTTTTGCCTGGCTCGGTACTAACACTTTGATTAGCCACAGGAAATCTATCTGAGCCAGATGATACTAAATTTCTAAATTCAGCATTATCTCTTGGAAAACCTAAACCAACTAACCAACCATGTATCTCTTGG